GTTGACGGCCATGGGGCTGCCGAATTCGGTATAGCTCTGCGCGTTCGTGCGTCCGCCTACGTGGGCGATGCGTTCGTCAAGGGTCATGCCATAGGTCGCGCTCCGCCCATCTGCCCCCGTCGCTACCATGGCGGCGGGCCGGAACGACTTCACGTACTCGGAAATGCCCGGGATGTCCTCGAAGGCGATGTTGAAGCCGCGACCCTCGCAGATCTCGCATTCCTCCTTGAACTCCTGCACGTCGGTCTTGCGCTCGGCCACCTGGTGCTTGACGAAGACTTGGCCGGAGCCGTTGCACTCGTCGCAGGACAACTCCCAATCCCGCTCCCCCGTCGCTCCGGTGGGTATAGGGTGCGCTCCGTTGTAGACGCAGCGCGGCCCCTGGTACACGCCTACGCTCACGCCGCGAGGGTCGGGGTCCAGGACGACGGTATAGGGCTCGTCCGGGGTGGCGGGGAGGGCAGAGCAGTCGGGGCACGGCTCGCCGCCCTCATCGGGCGCGTAGTAGCTGGGCCCGCCGATCATGCCGTGACCGTTGCAGGTCGCGCAGGGATCGGCACGCATGGGCTGCCACAGCGTCGGCACTTCGCTGCCTTCCAGGCGCAGGGCCTGAGGCCATTGAGTGAACCAGGACTTGGCGAACAAGGTCGCCTCGTCCATGGCGTCGATCTCCGCCTGAGTCAGCGGGAACGCGTCGGCCGACGTGTAGCTGGCGATGAATTGGCCGCAGTCGTGGCGCCAGGCCAGGATCTCGGTGCCATCCTTCGGCGCGCTCTCGATGGGCTTCCATTCGGGGTTCGTGTTCATGTCAGGCTCCGGGAAAGAAGAATTCGATTGCGCGGCGGCAGATGTAGAAAAGGGCGACGTTCACAGCAGCCAGCCCAATAACGAATCCTGGAAGCCCCCAGGACATGACGAAGTTCTCGATGGGGTCATCAGCTTCGGGGACGTCTTTGGATTTCATGTGGAGCTCCAGGCAATAGAAGGGCAGCCGGAGGCGGCTACCGGTAGGATTTGGTTAGGTCGGCGCTGATGAAGTGGCCGCGCCTTCTCAAGGCATTGGCAATGAGGGCGCTGTCTCGGTGGCCGTCCGCGTGCCGCACTAGGCCTAGATAGCTGTTTCCAGTTTCGAAGACCTTTTCTGGCGGCAGCTCTTCGATGCGCCGCAGGGCGGTACGAACAGAGCGCCTACGGACTTCTCGGCGCCATGGCTTGATGACGTGGCCAGCGAAATCGACCCCGCGGTCAATGGGCTGGATAATGGTCTTGCGTGGGTTCAGCGCCAGGCCGAGTTTCGGCAGATAGGCGTTGACCGATGCCAAAGCCTGCGTGAGCCACTGCGATGATGGATGGAGCAGAACGAAATCGTCCACGTATCTGACGTAATGCCGACCGCGCAGACGGTGTTTCACGTGCTTGTCCAGGCCATCCAGAAGGATGTTGGCGAAGAACTGGGACGACAGGTTGCCGATGGGCAGGCCGCAGCGGTCGGAAGCTTCGCCTAGCCGCTTATGCCTAGGCACCAGGGCCAGGGTGGCCCGGTTGCCGCGCATCTCCACATCTGGCCGCGGGTCATGAAAGAGGATCTGGGCGGCCAACCGCCGCCACCAGTTTTCAGGGATCTTCCCTCCGACCCGGAGCCAGAGATACCGCTTGTCGATGCTGACAAAAAAGTTGGCCAGATCCGCTTTCAGGTACATCGCGGGCCGAGACCAGTTCTGCGTGACGCTGCGCACCTTGGCTTCTAACCGCTGGGCCGCATAGAGAGTGCCGCGCCCAGGGATGCATGCGCACGAATCGGCAATGAACCCTGCCAGGAAGCGCGGGGCGATCTTGTTGTACAGAAGATGGTGAACCACCCGATCTCGGAAATCCGCCGCCCAGACTTCGCGCGGCTTGGGATGGGTGATAACGAAGCAGATAGAGCGACCGGGGCGGTACTCACCACTCCGGAGCTCTTCGTCTAGCTCAGCCAGGTTGCGCTCCAGATTCATTTCAAAGCGCAGGGCACTGGCCGTATTCCTTTTTAGCCGGCGGCAGTCGAAGTAAGCCTGCACCAGCTCCGCGAACGAATGGCTTGAATCCATAGAAACTCCGAGCATGATTTGCGGACGGGACGAACCCGGAACTCGTTGTTGCGGTTCCAGTTGTTGACGTTGCCGTTCTCGAAATTCACCGCCCAGGCGTTGTAGGAGCCGTAGGGCGAGACATCACGCTATCCACGTCGCCCCGCCGAAGGCTTGCCGGATCAGCAGGGAAACTGCGCGGGACCTGGCCGGCCTGGGCCGTCGGTTTCCTCTAATGCGCATATCGGTGGCCTTGTGGGCCAGCGGCGTGACCAGATCATCAAGCGCGTTGGCCCTGCCGCCGTGACGACGGGGCAACAAGCGCATTCTCGGAATGCTTAAGCCATCCGGTTGCTTGGCGCCCGATGCTATCGGTAAGCGCGATCGCCTCGCCATACTGGCCGCGAGAGATCAGCCGGAGATCGGACGCCAAGCGCAGAGACAGGTTTGCGGCTTCCACCCCTTCCCGGAGGATCCGGATTAGGGGCACCCTGTCTGTTGCGGTGTTTGCACGGTAAACCTGCATCACCAAATCAAAGCTCTGCGCATGGAGACGTTTGCCGAACACGGCCTTGTAGTTCCTTGGCATGTTGGCTACGAGCCTCTCTACCAGCAAGCTCAAGTCATAGGTCGCCTTGTAGATCTTGGTGTCGGTATGCAGGGCCATGGCATAGGCGGGCTACGCCCGTAAAGGGTTAAAGGGATCAAGCGATGATGCTGCGGACGGGACGAACCCGGAACTCGTTGTCGCGGCGCCAGGTGTCGACGCTGCCGAACTCGAAACCCACCGCCCAGGCGTTGTAGGAGCCGCAGGGCTTGCTCGTCCAGTACCAGTCTTCCTTATCGAACAAGTGTGGAACGTTGATGTAGGCCAGCATCATTTCTTCTTGCTCGGGGGCGCGCCAGTCAAAATGGCCGTTGACTTCGCCTCGTTCGGCCACGGCCGACTTCAGTTCGTCGAAAGCCACATCTGCCAGATCAAATTCCTTTCCACCCGGGATGATGACGTGATGCACGGCGCCGTCGACTAAACGGGAGCCGATGAAGGTGCCGCCCTGTTCGGGCCATTCTTGCCCGATCGCGGGCACGGTCGTTGCGGTAGCGGTCATGCAGGTCTCCTGCGGGCTGCGCCCGCTCAAGGGGTAAATGGATCAATAGGTGAATCTGCGGACGGGACGAACCCGGAACTCGCGGCCGCGGCCCCAGGGGCCGACGCCGCCGTCCTCGAAATACACCGCCCAGGCGCAGTAGGAGCCGTAGGGCGTCGAAGACCAGTACGGCTTAGGCTGAAACAGATGGGGCAGGTTGGCTGCGATGATCTGCAGCTCCCGCTTGGAAGGAAGGTAGAAGTCGGCTTGGCCGTCCGCGCTGTAACCCTTTGCCGCACGCGCAGCCGGGTGCGGCCCGTCGTGGCGCAGTAGGGCGTTCGTATTGAGTAAGCCATCCCAGGTGCTGGCGCTGCGCTCGCCGTCTTCCGGGCCCCAGGCATATGTGCCGTCCAGGTCTTCGCTGGCAGCTATGAGGCCATAGACAACGCCGTCATCGCCGAGAATGTCGCCGGCGTAGATACCACCCTGGCCGGGCAGGTATTCACCGATCTTCGCCTGATGGACGGGCTGGGCGGGGCGAGACGCAAGGTAGCTACTCAAGGCACCGAGCAAGGTCGATGCAGGAATTTCCAGGCGCAAACCGCCCGGATCCAGCGGGATCATGTTGTTCATGGTCTTCCTAGGGATTTGCCGCGGGCGCGGCGGGTGGGCCCACTAAGGGCGCAGGAAACCTTTCGGTATTCGAGTTCCTGCGCCCTCAATCAAAAGGGATGTCGTCGTCCATGTCCGCCAGATTGGTGGACGGCGCCGACTGCTGCGGAGCCTGGCGTTGCTGAGCCGCTGGGCGTTGTTGCTGCTGACGCGGCTGCGCAGATTCGCCACCGTCTTCGCGGCCTCCCAGCATTTGCATCTGGTCGGCCACAACCTCGGTGCTGTAACGGTCGGCGCCAGTGTCCTTATCCTGCCATTTGCGGGTCTTGAGTCGGCCTTCCAGGTAGACGGGGCGGCCCTTTTTCAAGTACTCACCAGCAATCTCGGCCAAGCGGTTGTACAAGACGACGCGGTGCCATTCCGTCTCTTCGCGCTTCTCGCCCGTCGCCTTGTCCTTCCAACTGGACGTGGTGGCGATGGACATATTGCAGATTGCCGCACCTTCTGGGCTGTAGC